GCATCTTCTTTTTGTGGTAAACTGATTCCCAACTGTTCAGCTAGTTCATTTTCACGTTTAATTTTTTCAAATATTTCTTGCAAGTCTTTTCCTTTACTTGATGCAATATCAGTTAATGACTCAACACCCATTTCATGTGCGACTTTATGAGCATTAATTTCCTTTAAAGGATCAACATATGACCAACCACGGGGAACCCAAGAAACATTTTCAAACTTTTCAATTTTCTGCATCGGTAACTGTAATTCACCTGAAGCAATCGACATTCGTAGCCAATTATTAAAAACAGGTCGGCAGAAATTGTTAACCATGAAATTTTGCAGTGTTTGCCAAATAATTCTTTCTTCCATCACACCTGCTCTAATTGAACTAAAATTGACCGATTCTAAATCAGAACTTAGTGCGTTATATGAAACACCCAAACCTGAAGAAATGCTTCTTAAGATCGATTTGACAAAAGTAGGGAAGGCATTAGTCGGATGATTGGGAGTAAATGGTTCAAATTTTACTCCGTCAGGTAATTGCTGAAAGGTTCCAGGCTGAAATTCAGTGATTATGTTGCCTGCTTCATCCCTGTCAACACCAGTGTAGCCCTGCGAATCCTGTGAGGTGAAAAAACCCATAGCACTTGAACCAATTCTAGAAGCAACTAACTCGCTTTCATGATACTGGTGTAGCATTTCCAAACCACGAAGTGCTGTATTCATCCAAGGAATACCACGACTTTGCCCTGGCCTTTCCATGATGTATAAATGGATTATTTCATCAGGTGATACTCTTTCAGTTGGTTTGGTAAACGGATCCGTGACGTAGTTATTATTTGGCTGATATTGCAGTTGATGGTAGGCAACTGGCTCACCAAATCCATTTTGTTCAATCGACATTCGGATCACTGCATTTTCATTAAGAAATTCATTTTTCTTAAGGTCGAACCAATCACCTTCCATGATAAATAAACTAAAGTTGAAAGGATTGTCAGGTGTTCTAACCATGCGTATAAAAACCTCACCATCACGAGCCAAGGTTTCAATAACTAATCTTTGAATGTCCAACCAATTTAATCTGCGATCTGCTGATGCAAATCTTTTTTCTTCACCCCATTTTTTCCATGCTTTTTCTATGACTTGAATATCTACTGTGTCAAAAGATCCATCTTCACGTTTTGCTTTTGATTGTAAAATAATTCCATCAGAACCAATCACGTTGGATTTGCACATGGCTAAAAACCGCCTTGCGTAAACATCGTCATTGCAAACCTGACGAACTCTGTTTCGCATGACCTGCAAATTGTTAATTAATTCTTGATCCGCACTTAAATCGGTGCCTCGCCAACCATGAAATAAATTATCGTATTTCGCAGAAGCAAAATTTCTTTGAAAATACCTTTTTGGGGCAGTCGGTTTATCACGTTTAAAAAAATCTAAAATTTTCATGTAGGCAACCTAGTCAAAATGATTGAATCATTGCCACCGACTTCTTTATTTCTTAACTGTCTTTGTTCACGCAACCATCTTGCTCTGTAAACACCTTCAAACTGTAATAAATCCTCAATAGACATTCTTGAAAGTGATCTACCCGCAATGGAATAGCTCATTTGATCCTGTGAAGCACGGCCTTCAATAATTGCGACCACTGCATCAAGAATTTTTTTATTTTGTGAACGTGGATCTGTGGTAGCAGAAGCAAGATTGGGAACGACTTCCCATTGACCTGAATCGACGCGAATTCTAGCTGAATCAGAATCTCTAGTTATAAAAGCATCCCAATGATAAATGCCGACTGTGTAACTAGCTGATGCAGTAGAAGTTACTTCAACTAAATATTCATTGTTTGATTCAGTAGCCGTTAACGAAATGTTGGTGGACCCTGCGTTTTCTAGTCGGGCTTGGTACGTTAACGTATAAAGAGAGGTAGAATAATCAGAATTTAGATCAGTCCTTTTCCATGCAGTATAGTCACCTGCAATGATGGGCCGACCAAATTCCTCAATGGTGGGTTCGTGTTCAGAATAATTGGACGAATCAAATAAATTAGCCATATCGTCGGTTCCTTACGGAACTGACCCAGCCTTTTTTAGTTTGTCTTCGATTTGTTTCTTTATTTTTGATTGGTGAATCTGATTCCGTTAATTTTTCAGTTAATACTTCCAAATTCGGATTTAATGCTACAAAACTAGCAAATGCGTAAACACGACAATCCAATGCTTCATTCCTCCTTCTAGTTTTCACCCATTCTCTTTTGGGAAAGCCCTTTGAATATTTTGTAACCACTTTTTCGGCAGTTAGCATTAAGAAATATTCCTTATCGTATGAAAATGGAAAGTGCATAAAACCACGGGCAGGTTCTCCAATTTTAAGTCGGGAATAAATCACTTCTTTTGCAGTGTCAGTACCGACTGAAAATAACAAAACATTGGATCTCGCAATTTTTGTTGGTTTACTTATAACAGGTTTACCAACAACTGATGAACCTTTGCAAGCAAAAATGCGTTTAAATTGCCTTTGAGAACAATATCGATAAACGGAGTCTGTATGATGTCCACCACTATCGATAAATGCACTTGCTATCGATAATTTTGCACCACTTGGATGATTAAAACTAATATTGAAAAGATCATCTAATTTTGACCATACTTCTTCAGCGCCAGGATCACCGTAAATTTCATCATATATTAAACTGTAGGATTCTTCTCCATTACACCATCCGACTACTTCAACAGCTAATCTATCATCTTGGGTATCTATACCTGCGGTTATTAAACAAACTTTTTCAGGCAATGGATCTGTTTTGTAATCTTCACGCCTTGCATATAGATATTCGTATTCCACACCTTCTCCTTGTTCTTCAAACACTTCACCTAAAACAGTATTTGTCCATGTTTTAAGCATGAACTTATCCTCCTTAGATTCCAAAAATTCACGAACGCATTCTTCCCATGATTTCCATCCTGCAGGCGAATATAAACAGTTAAGATGAAACCCTGCATTTTTGGGATTGTTGGTGGTGTTGGTTGCTATCCATCGACCATTGGCAAGCATTTCTCCTTTATGGTGTTCAGCTATATGTTCACCACAAGATTCGCATTCGTATTTTGCTGTTTCAGGTAAATGATTTCCGTCTTCGTCCTTATCCCAAACAATGCCTGACCATTTTAAAAATTGTTCTGCTTTACAATAGGGGCAAGGCACAAAATATCGCCGTGCATCACTTTGATTGTACTCACGTTCGATTCGGCTAATGCCTTTGATAGTTGGTGTTGATA